GTCAAGACTACCCTCCATCCTACGACCTATCGAAATCATAGGTGTTTGGGGTTGAGTCTGTCTACCAGGCGTTTGCATTAGCGTTTTGTGCTTGTTGTGCTTCTAATTTCTGTTTCTCAAGATACTTCACAAGATAATTTACATAAACATCCTTTTCCCAAGGTAACATATTTTCAATATCACTTAGTGACCAGTTATGATGCTGCATAAGAGAAAAATTAGTCTCCATATACGAATCAATACTGGTGTGATATAGCATTATGCGAAAAAATTCGATAAACCCTCAATTAGGACTTCAGAATCTTTTTTAGTTTTGGGATTATGAACTGTACCCTTGTACTGTAACTTTGGCATAGTTGCAAAAAAGTTCTCTATCAATGCAAATTGCTGAGAATTCAATTGCTCAATAAACTTCATCAATTCTTTTTTTGTACAGTCTTCTGCACTCCATGCCTCATCAATGGTAAAGATGGTGTCTATACACTCAACCACAGCATCAAATGCTCGATCAATTCTTTTAGCACCGTCTTCCTCACCTGCAATAAAATTATTATCTAAAAATTGTTGCATTGATGGATACTTCATTTTGATATTGATATCACCGTCAAGTTTTATCATATCACTGTGTCCATCTGGAACTTCAAGTTTGATGTCTGATAATTTTATTGTAAGAGGAACTTTAGTTACGCCATCATCTTGACATGTAACAAGTAAATCAACAGACTCACCTATTGATTTTCCTCTAATGTTCAAAAACAAATACTCTAATTCAAAACTCGGTAGTTTTTCAACATCAATACCACGAGTTTGTATGCAAGATTTCAGTACACTTTTGAGTGTTGCACTGATATCTGCATCAGATCCATTTTCAAGTGCAATGAGTAAAACTTTCTCCTCTTTCACCAGAAAGGGTCTATACTTTACTTTTTTACTTGATGATATAAGTTGCAATTCAAATGTAGGTGCAACGACCTTTGGTAAAGGCATAATATTATTTGATTCAGTGTATTTATTTAGTGGGCAAATTTAATTCATGTTCCGAACTCTGGATCATCAAAATCTCTTCCCTGACTATCAGTTGAAGCACGAGTTCCTCCCCTACCAGTTTCAAAATCATTTCTAGGGGGACTTGCTCCTAACACACGGTCATATTCTCTACTCTCTTCTAGTATGCCTCCAACTCTTGAGTTCCTGTCAATAAAGTATTGATCATACGTGAATGATATTGTGGTCTTTACCAATTCTGGTCTTCCATATGCTAAAGGTGCAGCAATTATACTACTAGGAAATACATTTATCAACTTGTAAGTAATACTACTTGGTAGTTGAGTACTGAATCTACTCGTCCTATTCATTTTTGAAAATTCTGAAGTAGTATCCTTACTGAATGCTGTTATCTCCATATCGCACTTATATGTCTGAGGATACTTCATTCTCCTGAATGCGGGATTATCCCTACCACTCGTAGGTGAAATAAACTCCATCCACGCATTGAATACATCATTTGTGTAATAATCTGTTTGTGCATAGTAAGTCAATATTACATCTGGATATTCTCTATATGTGGCATATTTCTGTGTTATACCTTGCCTTAGTCCCCTCACCTGTGCTGTGCTTATGTCTGAACCTGGTAATACCGCTTCAGAACAATACAATGCAAGATCTGAACCTGGATTATTCTGATCAAAAAATCCATGTTGATTTATAAATGACTTCAATCCACCCTGTGCTTTATCAAAATTTATACTTACATCGTAATTATTATTAAATGCTGGTATTCCAGGTGCTTGTTTACCTGTACCTTTTGTCAATTCGACAGTTGGTAAATAAAATCTCCCTGATCTAAACGCCTCTGACCTCTGTGCCATCTAAATATATGATGATTACATACTATGTATGTCATATAAGGGTAAGTTCAGACCTAAAAACTACAAAAAATATAAAGGTGACTTCCGAGAAGTCATCTATAGGTCATCATGGGAACTGAAATTTATGCAATATTGCGATACTAATAAAAGCATAGTAAAATGGTCATCAGAAGAGATTGTGATACCATATAGATCACCTGTAGATAATAGAATACATAGGTATTTCCCTGACTTCTATGTCAAATACAAGGATGTAAAGGGTAATTTTCAAGAAAAAGTAATAGAAATCAAACCTGCAAAACAAGTCAGAGAACCCAAGATGCAGAAGAGAAGAACAAAAAAATACGTGTCAGAGGTCTTCACATATGCCACTAATCAAGCAAAGTGGCAAGCAGCAGAGGACTTTTGCAAGGATCGCAAGTGGCAGTTTCAAATACTGACGGAGAAAGAACTTGGAATATAGTAACGTATTCCCAACATCACAGGTAGTCGGACAACCTATAATAGGTGAAGTATTATTGTATCAATATAGTGCCAAATATGCACAACAATTACCTTTTTACGATAGAAATCCAATGACTTATATCGTTGCTATGGAGAGTAATGCTTTTTACGGTGTAAACTTACACTACACAAAACCATCAAACAGATCGGGCGTACTTGACTACATTCTCGCAGATCAAGATTATACTAAGTTGCCAGGATTCAATAAATACCTAAGATCTTATGTAAAAGGCATGTTCCTACAACTAAAAGGTGATGATGTAGATAAGGCACTAGGAATGCGTCTTGAAAAGTTTGTAAGAGATATAGGAAGTATTGAATTGCCATTGACAAATCAAAAGATAAGGAGAATGATAAAATGAGCAGTCATACATTATCACCAATTAAACCTGGTGGTGAACTTACCAAGGAAACAACCATAACCATAAATGGAGAAGAGGTAAAAATGGTTGTGGATATTGATTTGAATGGAAATACAGGAAAACCAAAATTTACTACTAAACAACCAGATAAACTAAGAAATTTTATTGGTTCATTGACTTCGGACTTTAGTGCCTTTCCTAGAGAGACTCATTTGATTGATAAACCCGTTAGTAAAGAATTAGAGAAAGCTATCATAGAAGACAAAGATGGTGTGGTAAAAGAAGCATATGAAAAGATAATAAATGATACGAAAGAAGAAATTACAGCGAATGGTGGAGATGCAGAAGTTTTCACCGAGAAAATATTAGACAATAAGAATAACACTCTGGAAGGTGCTCTTGAAAACTCTTTTAGAGAAGATATCAATGATGATGGTATTGTGGGGGGAATTGCAGAGGAAAATAATAATGAACCAGAAGAATTCAAAGCACCACAAGTAAAAAATGAGAATTTGGTTTATCCTGAGGATATGTTGAAAGGTGATGGCAGCGAGTCTCAAGATTACATATACATTGAGCAATTTGCTTACTTACCACCAAATCCAACTACAGGTGATAGGTTGACAGATCGTGGTAAGAAAATGAATGGTGAAACTGAAGCGATGAATACAGTAGATCAAGTTATAGGATTTGGTGTTAGAAGATCAAACAATATAAAGGAACGATTTGGATCATGCACCTTACCAATTCCAAACAAATTGGGTGTAAGTAATGGAGTCAGTTGGGGAGAAGCAAGAGCAAACTCTGTAGAACTTGCAGGGTTCACTTCTGCAAATAATACAATACGAGATCAACTAAAGAAATTTGATGTAGCAGAATTAGCAAGAAAAGGTGTCAAAGGTGCTGGTAATACACTAAATGAAATCAAAGAGGATATACAATCACCCGATCCCAATAATCCAGATGCAGGTTCTATTCTTAGTGCAACTTTAGCAAAAGCTGTATTATCACAATTGAATATAAACGTCGATATTGATCAATTTATCACAAGACAAACAGGTGCTGCAATAAATCCTAATTTAGAATTATTATTTGGAGGACCACAACTCAGAACCTTCTCTTTCGCTTTTGATTTTGCTCCAAACTCACCATCAGAGGCAGAAATTGTCAGAAAAATACAGAGATGGTTCAAACAAGGTATGTTACCATCAAGGAGTGGTGCTACAGGTGCAAGACCACAATCTTTGTTTTTAGGATCTCCTAATGTTTTCAGAATTGCATATATGAATAAAAGTAGAAGAATCAAGGGTTTGAATATAATCAAGATATGTGCTCTTACATCATGTCAGATTGATTTTACTCCTGATAACACATATCAGAGTTATGATGATTCAAAGGCATTTTCACAACCAGTTAGAAGCACAATGGCACTAACATTCAATGAATTGACACCTATATTCAGAGATGATTATGCTGCTGAGAGAACTGGTTTTGTAAGAGATCCAAGTTTAGAGGATCTTGGAACAAACATCACAGGTGAACAAAATTCAATTTCAGATTCAGACATAGGATTCTAATGGCATATTTCGATCTATTCCCAAATGTTGAGTTACCATCTTTTTCAAGTAAGCGTAATTCAAGTTATGATACCATAGTTGTCAAAAACCTCTTCAAAAGGGGTAAAGTCCGTGAAGACTTTTTTCAAAATGTCACAGCATTCAATAAATTTAGAATCACTGGTGATGATAGACCAGATAACGTGGCATTTGAAATATATGGAGATGAGGAACTTGATTGGGTTGTTTTGCTATCCAACAATATTATCAATATAAGAGATGAGTGGCCAATGAGTCAATATGATTTTCAAAGGTATTTGGATAATAAGTATGATCCTGTGCAATTAGGACAAATACACCATTACGAGACAAAAGAAATTAGAAGACCAGATGGAATATTGATTCTGCAAGCTGGATTAGAGGTAGATTCTAATTTTACATTTTCTTACTCATATAACAATGTAGAGTATAATATAAATGAAGTAATATCAGTTTCTAATCTACAATATGAGATTGAGAAAAATGATGCCAAAAGGTCAATATATGTGATAAAACCAGAATACGTAAGCGTTGTTATAAATGATATGAGAGAGATAATGACTTATACTGATAGTTCTCAATATGTAAACAGAAAACTCAAAAAAGGCGATAATTTGAGAATAGTAGAACCTCGCTAAAAAACCTTAAGAGCAATTTTTGCCCCGAATTTTTTTTCCCGTTTTTTGGTAATCAAAGGTCGTTTTTCCCTACAGATAATGCACTCCGATGTGATATGCAATAGATACCCTGTCTTCCTGTGACCTGTTCACATCTACGTAGTGTATGAGGTTGCTGTTGAAAAATAGTCCCCTATTAGTTTGAGGTGTGAAGTACATAGCATTATAGTCTCTCTTCGCTATCGTGCAGGTATTCATCATCTTATTAGGGTATGGGTTCATGACAATAAGATCACCTGAGTTTTCGTTTGCTTTCAACCAGAAGGCACCACTAAACTCACCCACAGTATGATGATGCATTGTGTTTGATGCACCAGTGGGGTTTATATTGCAAAATAATTTGGTGAAGTCAACCCAATAGGGTTCTTCTATCATGTAGTGCTTGATATATTTTTTGAACTCTCTTAGAATTACTTCTTTGATGGGGTGGTCTATGTCCTTCTGCCAACCACCATAGTTTGAGTTGCCATCTGACTCTGGGCAGACCTTTTGTAGATCATATACGTAAGATAAACAAGAGTCTACGACAGATTGATCTCCATCGTAGACTCCGATTGTCTCTTCAAATGAGACGTATTCCATTACTCTTCTGCTAGACGCTGAAAGTATGATAGGGCATCATCATCAGTAGATGCACTTGCAGTCACTGGTTCTGGTGGTGCAGTTACAATCTCTTCCTCTTCAGTTGCAACCTCTGGTGCTACTGGTGGACGTGATGTGTTCAACACACTGTTCAATCTCTTTTCAAGATCAGCATATGATTTGAACTGATCAGCAGCAGTGAACTCTTCAAGAGAGTATTGCTTCTTCCAGATCGCTTCAAGAGCATCGTCATCATCAAGGAGTGCACTGGTAGCAGAGAACTCAGATGAATCGTAGTTACGATAACCTGCAACGTTCTTTGCTTTCAACTTGAAGTTAGCACCCTTCCAGAAATCAAATGGATCGATTGCTTCCTCGTCCTCAAACTCAGGTTGCATTGCTGCTGTGAGTTTGTCAAAGATCTTCTTACCAAACTTGTATAGGAATACTTTACCCTCATTGTCTGGGTTAGTAGGATCTTTCACAACATAGATGTTACTGATGTATGTAAGTTTCCTCTTCTGCTTACGTGCAAGGTCTTTGTCTGCATCGTTGCCACTGTTCCATAGCAAACGATTGTACTCAGATACTGGATCTTTACCACCAAGAGTAGTAAGACTGTTCTCTATGTACCAACCACCTGGTCCTTGAAAGGCATGTGACCATACCTTTGCCCATGGTAATTCTTCTCCGTCAGGAGCAGGTAGGAAACGGATGACAGCATAACCGTTACCTGCTTTATCGACCTCTAGTTTCCATAGTCTGTCGTCGGCACCGCTTGTGCCTTTGCTGTTCATTTTCTCTATCTCGGTGGTCAACTTGGAGGTCAAGCTACCAAGGCGAGATTGTTTTTTTAGATTTGCAAATGTCATAAATTTGACTCGTAGTATTCGTCGTATTGAATAGATTGGTGGATTAACACCTTGCATACGCAAGTTTAGTATAAACAACTATTTAGGTGTTGTCAACCCCCTAATCACTACATCTGCAAGGAATTTGTGACCTTCTTTATCAGGGTGTCCACGAGGTGCTCTTGAGTATGGTTCATTGCATGCATAAATTGGAAGCACTGTGTCATGTTGTATTGTAAGTATGAAATGTTTCTTATCTTTCACTATGTTTTTGATAGCATGATACATAATCTCCTCATCTATCTTACCATACTTATCACAATACATATCCTTCAAATAAATGTGAGGAACTGAACTCTGAATTCTTTGCCACCTACCATCTTTATAGAACTCAGTCCTCTGTCTCTTGGTCATTTGTATGACAACCATATCAAACTCTGACATGTCATGACTCAATAGATTTCTAAGTATTCTCCTATTACTTCCACCACCTGCTGCTAAGTTATAGTCTTCAGCACCAAAATGTCTAGCGACTATTCTACTATACCTCTCATCTTCTGGACACATAAGTTCTGCACCATAGGTAACAGAACATCCATCAAAGTAAATCTTATTCTTCCTCATCTTTTGTTTTGTATGCCCACTCATCTGTATGACCTACAGACCACCATTTAGGTTCGGTCTCAACTGCATAGTTCTGTGTGCATACTTTGAAGTCAGGTGTCTTCAAGTTATCATTGTCGACCAAACTATTATCAAAGAATATAGTTCTGTTGTTAGGTTGTGCAGCAAACTGTCCGTTGTCTAGTGCAATGACATTGAATGTCTTGTGCTCTGGATCATGCTCTGCAAAGTTTACATCAAGCACTGACCTATCGGGATGTGCTGTATCAATGGTGAAATCATACTCACCACCATGCATCTTCTTATCTTTACCAAAGAATTGACACCTTCCAAGCAAAGGTTTCTGAACAACTGTTATATTATAATCAAAACAATCCCATAATTGTAATACATCTAAGGGAAGTTGATTATCTTTATCGTAATCTTCTTTCCATACAAATGCACTGAGTGGTAATTTATCAAAGAGTGCACCATAGTCAGTCAGTAATGTCTCAAAGTATAGTGCCCTTGATTGTATACTTCTAACTGAAATCCAAATACCAGGTGTAAGTTCTCCATGACCTTTCTCTAAGTCATAAAGATATTCTTTCTTGACCCATACTTTTCTAGGGGGAAGAGGATGAACTAGGTATGCCATTATTTTTTGAGGTCAGATTGAACTTGATCTAAAGTTCTTTTCATATTAGAAAATATTGTATTCATATCTGTCTCACCAAAACCTAGTGTCCTTGAGTGTGATGTGATATAATCTTTCATCTTCTGTGCTTCGGGATCATCTGATAATGTAAGTCTAGTCCACATGATCTGTTGTCTCTCAAGTAATTCTTTCACTGTATCTATGTGTTCTACCTTTGCCTCTGGACTCATCATAGGAAACTTTATGATAACATCATACAATTCTTTTTGTAAGCAAGTTATCTCCTCTATCTCTTGCTTTACTTTTTCAGATTCAAAAAACTTACTCATATCTTTCCTTGATTCTACTCATAAGATACTGTCTATATTTTTCTTTGTCAATATTTAGAAATGGTAAGTACTTCCTTATCTTCATTCCAATTACCTTCCAGACTGGATCTTTCAATTGTTTATCATAGTCTTTGCAGTAACCAAATAGTTTTTCATAGACACACATTTCTTCTGCACTTATGTTACCTGCTAGATGTTCTTTTAGTATGGGTGGGTGACCTTTTGATGCATCAAAGAACTGCTCGTAAGTATATTGATCCATAAGTTCATCAGATTTCTGTTTGAAATTATAGAACATGCTTTGCTGTCTTCTCTGCCATTCTTTATACACTCCCTCACCTGACCTGATAATATTACCTATCCACAAACCCTCTGGGTTGTCAGTGTCCACAAAGTTTGCAAGAAAAAAATCTTTTATCTCTTCATCTTTATATTTTCTTGACATTTTCTCAAAGAAATATCTATCCTTCCTTTTGTAAAAAGAATCTATCTTTGCTCTCGACTTACCACCATACCTGTGGTAATCATACCTCTCTTTTGTAAAATGATTTTTGTATCCAAGATACTCCTTGTAAGTATCAAAGGGTGTCATAGGTCTCTTGATCATACATCGCTACACTTTTCTTCATTGTAGCATCTAATTGCTGTGCTGCGGTGAACCATTTAGGATTTGCTGAACACATGTTACAAATCCATGTAGGTTCTTTTACTTCTTTGAATGATGCTCTTATATCATCATCTGATGAGTCAATGTTAGTGGGTTTATACTTCAAATATTTTTGCCATGCTGGATCATCAAGTTGACCTGATGCATCCAAAGATTCTCTAAGATATGACATCATAGGACACTTCCAAAGATGTCCATTATATAACTGAGAATTTGGGCAACTACAATGCTTGAAACTTTCTGTTATATTATTATCTTCATAAGGGTAATACTTTATACCATCATTGTAATCATACTTGAATAAATCAAACCAAACTCTAGGTTCACCGTTGTCTAATCTAAATGCTTCACTCAGTTCAAATGTATTGCCATTCATATCTACACCCCTTGACTCTGCATACTTTGCAAACTCGTATGCATTCTCCCAATTTTTGAAACCTTTTGTAGAATACCATGGGAAGTGAAATGTCAATCTGAAAACCACACCCTTCAGCATCTCATCGACTATCCATTCCTTCTCTTGCAAGAGTCTTGATCCATTGCTGAATAGTTTTACATTGCATGGTTGACTTCCACGCTCACCATAACATAACTCTCTCAACACTCTCGTCACTTCCTTTGTTCTTGGTTCAAGCAAGGGTTCACCACCTATAACACTTACATGACTCCATACATATATTTTTGGTAATATTTTCTCTATATCTTTTAGTAATTGATCTATGTTTACCGTGCTCTTAGCACTTAGTAAACTACTGTTATGATTACATGCTCTACATGCTAAGTTACAACCATTGATAGTATGAATACTAAGAAGTCTGGTAGTAGGACGTTCCTTCTCCAGACTTGCGAGTTCTTCTTTTGTTATAGACTTGAAATTATCTACCCAAAATCCTTTGAGTGATCTAATATAATCAACCTTGCGTGACAACTCATTGATGTCATGATCTTTTAGACATGCAGCAGCAAGTTTCTTTTCTTTTACCCTAGATAGCAAGGAATTTTGCCCTCGAAGTTCTCTTCAAGTAATTTAGGTTCATTGCATTCCCTTTCAACTTTTCTTTCATTGGTTTTGTTATCAACTTACCAACTGATTCGATCTCTATACTATTCTCTTCGCAGTAGTGACAAATCGCTTCGATATAATTCATGTCTATATTATTTTGAACAAGGTTCTCAATGTCATTAGTGAACTTGTCCTGACACAGGAACTTGTTCTTGAGCACTGCCCTCATTTCATTTTTGGTTGCCATTTAATTTGTCCTCCACAAATTTTTCGATGTACTTGACTAATAGTTTCATATATTTCATTTTATCATACTCTTCGTAAACAGTCACCTCCCCATTCTCACAGGTCATGAGAATAACAAGTTTCTTTACAGGTATATCCGTCAGTTCGTAAAACATACAGGCATATGCTGCTGCCTGTACAAAATAATTCTCTATCCAGTCTCTCGGTTTGGGTTTCGCAGCAGTTTTGAAATCAATAATGGATAATTCACCATTATATTCTGCTATACAATCAACAGTTCCAGCAACACCCAACTCGTTACTGAATAAACTTTTTTCAAGTGCGTAGATATTATTTATATTTTGTAACACTTTTTTTGCCTGAGTGAACAGCATCTTAGTGCTAGGGTTATCCAATACAACCTCTTGATTCAGTAGATGTTTCTCTATCAGTTCATGTGTGGCAGTGCCTCTACTGGTGGCACGTTTTGTAATTCTATTTGCCTCTGCGTCACCAACTTTCTTTCTCCACTCAACAAATATATGTTTATTGAAGTGAGAAGTGACCGAGGTGATTGACACCATCGGTCTGTCATTTACGTTGTAGTATCGAACTCCATCAATACTCTTCCTAGTCAGCGTAGGAAGATCACATTCTACATGATTGAACATTACATACCTAGTTCTACTTTTGAGGTGATGTAACTCTTGACTAGACCAGACCTAACGATGTCATCCATACCAAATTCAATTAGATCGAACTCTGGCATGCGAGTGATGATCCTTTGGAAATCAAGGATACCATTCTTCTCGTTTGTCTTTATCAAATCAGTTTGTGCAACGTCACCACAGAACATAATCTTGGTGTCTTCACCTACTCTTGTTATTATACTATCTAACTCATGAAAATTCAAGTTTTGTGATTCATCCACAATAACAATTGAATTGTCTAGAGTCGTACCCCTTATGAATGAGGTAGACCAGAAGGTCACACTCTCTTGTGTCTTGAGATTACCCCACAACATTTCAAACTCATTATCTGTAGGCAACTCAAACATATACTTGACCATATTCTTGTATGGAATCTGATATAGTGCTGCCTTGTCCTCATGATCACCAGGTAAGAATCCTATCTCTCTTGTAGACACAAGTGATCTTACTAAAACTACCTTGTTGTATGGTGTCATAGGATCAAGCACCTCTTTCAATGCTTGATAAAGAGTGATAAATGTTTTACCTGTACCTGCTGCACCATAGAGGAAAAGGTTTTTACCTTCTTGATATGATGCAAAAGCATGTTTCTGGTTGGTTGTGATTGGTTGCACATCCACCATCATGTCAGAATTATATGGTTTTTTTCTTCTCATTTGTTTCGCAGTCAATCCAGCACCAACACTGGTAGACATCTTCTTTTTTCTTGGCATGTTAGGTG